AATAATCCAAATAAACTTTGTCTTACTTTAAGAGTATGTAATCTAGTATCTATTAAAGAAATTTGTAATGATTTAAAACCTACTAAAACCCCATCAATAAAATTATTCATTGAATCTAAGAAACCAGCTAAACCTGATATAAAACCTTTTGTTCCCTCTACAATACCTACAGCAATATTTTGACCCAGTTTATCAAAACCGCCAACTTCTTTTTTTGTATTAGTTAAAAATGTAGTTAAATCTTCAGATACATCTTGTAAAACAGGTAAAAAAGCACCTACAAGATTTTGTGTAATAGCTGTAAATTGTCTTTTAATTATATTTAATTGATCATTAAATGCTTCTGCTTTTTTTGTTGTATCAGAACTTATTAATATTCCAAGATTTTCTGCTTGATCAAAAAACTTTTTAAGTTCAGCAGAACCACCTTTTAAAGTATTAACTAAAGCAACACCCTCAGAGTCAAAAAATTTAAATGCTAATCTAACTCTTTCACCTTCAGATGATGTATTAGCTAAACCATCAGCAACATCAAATAAAATATCACGTATATCTCTTGCAGTACCATCGGCATTTGTAAACTCGATACCTAATTGTTGTAATGCTGCTTTAGCCTCACCTGTACCTTTAGCAGCTTCAGCAACTCTACGTATGAATCTTTGAAGACCCATATCAAGAGTACGTGTTTCAATACCAGTTTGCTCTGCAGCAAATCTCATTTGTTGTAGGAATTCTACATTTACACCTAACTTAGAAGCAGTTTTACCTAAAGTATCTAATGCATTAACATTACTTTTTGTAAATAAAGCTACAGCACCTGCAGCAGCAGTCGCAGCAGCACTAATACCTAAAATACCTTTAGAAACAGTAGCAGCGCTTTTACCTGCAAAAGATAAACTTTTATTTAAAGTATTAAAAGCAGCTTTAGTATTATCTATTGCTGCAAATGTAAATTTAACCTTTTGTGCCATTATTTCTTTTCTCTTGAGCTAGTTCTAAGTAAGCTATCCATCCTTGATATTCTTGGACACTAATCTGTTGAATCTCTTGTAATGTTTTACCAAGTTTTTCTGCTAGTGCATATTGCACATACAAATCAGTATCCTTTATTAGTTTTTTTTCGTTTCCTCAATAGGTTCTTGTCCCATAATTTCTTGTGCGACACGCATTAATACTTCCCTATCAACTTGATTTAATAAAGCGTTTTTATCTGCTAAATCAAATAGCTTATCCCCGTTTTCATCAAGTGCTTTATAAATAAGAACATAAGCCATCATTGTAAGATCATCTTCTCTACTCATTTTATAAAGTTTAGAAGTTTCAGCTAACGTTAATGGCTTACTGTATATTTTAAGAGGTTTATCATCACCCCATTCAGGCACTTCGATTACTTTTACATCTTGCTCTGCAAAATGTTTCTTCGCGTTATCTATTGCTGACATTGTCTTATACTGTTGTTGATGTTAATGCACCAGTACCTTGTACTGATATACTAGCTTCAACTAAACCGTCAAAACTTGCACTTCTTGAAACACCAGTTACAATAGCTGAGCCAGTGTAATAAGTATCTCCAGATGTATCTCCCTCAGGATATACATTTAAAGTTACTTCTGATCCAATAGTTAATGCACCTTGACCGCTTGTGTCAGTCTCATCCCAAAATACATCTACACTTCCTGAGAAAGAAGTCAATGATGATTTATATGTTCTAGCAGAATCACCCATTGAAGTATCTTCTAAAGTATCAGCAGATTCTTCAATAGAATAAGACCTTATTTCAGCTACAGCATTAGAACCGACTTTTACAGTTCCTTCACTTCCTTTATGTGTCGCCATTTTCTACCTCGTCTTTCGACTTTTTCTTAGAAGAAGATTTAACTTTATCTTGCGAATGGACTGCTTCCTCTTTCCAACCCATATTCAATAAACTCTCAACCTTAGAGGGGTGAGCTTTTATAGAAACTTTTCCATCAGGACTAATCATTTTCATAATTGTCTCCTATACTGCTACGTCAGGATTTTGTTCCTGAACATAATAATTTGTTAAAAAAGTTAAGGTAGCATATCCAACAGGTTGCTCACCTTCACCGTTATATTCTATCTCTGTACTTTCTAAATATATATCTTTAGTAAGTCCATCTAATGTTGTATCTGCTGCTATTGCAACTTCAACCTCTTTACTTATTGTATCAATTGTATCATCAAAATTAGTTGTTGTTTTTGCATAAATTTCTACGATAAGTGATAAATTCCTTGATGATAATCTATTTGTTCCTATTACTATAGGTTCTGATTCTTCATTTTTTGTATATACAACTAAAGCAGGAAGATTACCTGCTTCTAAAGGATAAACTCTTGATTCATATATATTTGATCCTGTAGTTGTTAAACCTGTTAATGTAGTTCCTACTTTTTCTCTAATTTGTTGTCTTACATGATTAGCCATTATATTTCCTCAAGCATTAATGCGGTAAATCCTGTTTTATCTTTTTGTACATTTACTACTTTATAAGATTGTGCAGCTTTTAATATATTACCATCTACATCTTTAACTGCTGATACAGCTAATGTATCATCATGTAAAACATTGGGTACATCTATACTTCTACAATAAGCAATTGGTTGTGTACCTTCTATTCCAATACCTTCTTCATCTTCTAAATATTCATCATTTAAAATAATATTTATTGTTGATTGAACATCTTGATAATTAGTATATACAGCGCTTAATCCATGGCCATAATTAATATCTAAATAACTTGCCATATCTTCTTCAGTTTCAAGATTATATTTAGACATTATTGTTCCTCTAAAATTACTTCTACCATACCAACATTATCTGGTCTTACATTTTTTACTTTAAAAGTTGTTTCAGGAACTAATGTATTACCATTATTTGTCGTTATAGCATTTACTATTATTGTATCGTTATGTGAAATATATGGAACATCAGAGCTTTTAATATATGCTTTTGGTTGAAATCCTTCAACAGCAACACTACCTGTTTCAATACTAAAATATTCTTGATCAATGATTAAATTTATACTATATGAATCTCCAGTATCTATATCAAACCAAGTATCAATTAAACCTTGTCTTTGGTCCCAAAATACTGATTGTCCTTCGAAGAATGTAGCAGTAACTCCATTACCTGTAGAAGTATCTACATAAGAATTAAAATCTGCTGCACTCTCTAAAGGCATGATTTATTTTTTAGCTCTTGTTTTTGGAGCTTTTACTTTTGAAGTTTTTAAACCTACGCTTCTATCTTGTTTTTCAGCTTTAGGTTTACCTACATGTACTTCAGCTTTACCATATCCACATAAAGCATGTCCTTCATGTTCAGGTAATTCAACTATATCGCCAGCATGTACTTTAGAACCGCCAGCTACTGTATCTGTTAAGATTTTATATTTTTTCATATTTAAGTTGGGGGTATTACTACCCCCATTCCATTTAAGCATCAGTTAATTAGTCTGATGATTTACAGAAAGATACTGCGTGACGTACAGCAACATCAACAGTTTGTAGAGCAACAATTCTTACTCCACCTGATGTTGATAATGCATAAGGATCAACAGTAATATCTAAACCACCGTACATACCAATTAATAAGTCTGCAAAGTTTCCAAAGTAGAAGTCACCACTTGTTACTTGATTACTTCTGATAACGTTATAACCATTCATAGTGTTATCAGGAGAAACAACAAATTGAGCAGTATTAGTTGCTTTTTCAGTTGTTTTCAAAGTACCAAAATCAGCAGGTCTACAGATGTAACCTAAAGAACCAGTTAAAGCATTGTCATTAGCTACAGCGCTTTCCATAGCTACGATTTCAGCCCAAGTTGGGTTAGCAGCAGCAAAAGTTGTAGTGTTAATACCTGAAGTATTAGCAATACCTGTTGGCTGACCACTTGAACCAGAACCAGCTAAAGCACCTAAATCGATAGCAGTAGCAATTGATTGTGTTAGGTCATCTCTGATTAAATTTTCAACATCTAATGAAGATTGTTGTAATAATAATCTAGTAGCATCAGTAAAAGCACCGATTACTTTAGGAGACATAGTTACTGAACCTGAAGTGAATTCACTTTCAGAAGCAGCAGTACCTTCAGTTGCAATCCAACCAGCAGATGAAGCAGCAGTCTTCTTCGGAATAACAATATTCCCCTGCAATCCACGGAGCATGGTCGCTCCTGCTTGCATAACACTTGAAGAGTTACGTAATACGTCGATGAAATCGCCCGCTCTGTAATCTTCAGCTACAAGAGTTGAATCATCAGATGTATTGATGTCTCTTTGTTTCCAGTTTCTTAATACCTCAGCAGGTAACATGATACCTTGAGCATCTTTACCATACTGTCTAGCAGCTTCAGCAGAACATTCAAATTCAAATTCTGCATCTTGCTGAGCTCTTCTGTCAGATGGATTAGCTAAAGCTCTAATTGCTTTTACTAAGCTAAACTGTCTAACTTCATTATTTGTCATACCAATTTCAGCAGTTTCTAGTGGCTTATCATTAGATATTTCATTTAATAATACACCTCTGAAATCTTCAACTGATATACCTTCTTGAATCGCCTTGTCAGCTAAATCTCTTTTGTTGTGTTTAACAGCTAAGTCTATAATTTCTTTAGAATTTCTTTTAAATTCAGCTTTAGCTTCTTCAACAGATTTTGATCTAACTTCATCAAGGTTGATTTCATTTTTAACTTCTTCAGTCATAATTATTTCCTTGTTTAAAGTCTTAGAACGGCCAACGCC